AGTTGATCAAGGTAGAAAGCGTGCTGGAAGGTGGCAAGTTCACTCAAAAGCTGAACATGGTGCGCGTGTTCGACCAACCCGAGAACAAGGTAGAGAAGCAAGTGGCTCCAACACAGCGTGAACCAGGTGCCGGCAGGGTTGGTTTCAGCACAGTGCCCGCAAAGGCCACTAGCGCGCCTGTGACCATAGAACCTGGTTTTGGTAGAATAGGATTCAGCACTGTGCCTGCTAGCTCGCCTGCACAGCCTATATACAATGATGATGCAGTATATGGCCCAGGCGGGCTATCGGGATGAAGAGGTGATAGATGGCTGACGTAAGCAGCAGAGAACAGACTGGCGGTAGATCGGGCGTCAAGGTAGCATTTGGTCCCTATGAAGGACTGGTTGTTGAGAACGCCGACAGCACGCTTGCTGGAAGGCTATCAGTATGGATATCTGACTTTGGTGGCGATGCCAAGGATCCTACCAGCTGGTATGTGGTGCGCTATGCTAGCCCGTTCTATGGATTGACTGACAATGCTGCCTACAAGCAGATCACAGGCGCGGTAACCGCAGGCGAGTTTCGCAGGAATGAATCAAATCCGCTTACCGCAGGCTATCTAGATGATAGATCCAGGGCCGAAGCTCCTAGGAGCTTTGGTATGTGGATACAACCGCCGGCCATTGGAACCAAGGTCTTGGTCGTGTTTGCCAACGGTGATGCGCAACGCGGATTCTGGATAGCAGCTATTCCTGAGACAGCACATGCTATGATACCCGCGCTGGGCGTTGGCAGTTCAGGTCAACCTGAATCAGAGTTTGACCCCAGCAGCAAGGATGCGCTCACCGCCACTGACCTCAGGCAGGTCCCGAGGGAACCATTGCAGGATCAGATCCAAGCATTCACAGGACAGGGCCTACAGGATGATCCCGAGCGTGGGTTCATCACCACCAGCAGCTTCCGCGAAAGCCCCAGCAATGTCATGGGCTTCAGCACACCTCGTGGACATAGCTTCGCCATGGACGATGGCGACAAGGATGGTAAGAGCCAGCTGATAAGGATAAGGACAGCAGGTGGCAATCAGATCACCATGCATGACGACACTGGCTTCGTCTACATAATCAACAAGGCAGGCAATGGATGGATAGAGCTGAGTCCAGATGGTAACATCGACGTCTATGGTCAAGCTGGTATCAACCTAGCGTCAGAAGGTGATGTAAACATACATGCCAACAATGACGTGAACATACACGCAGGCAACAATCTCAAGGTCGTAGCAGGGCAAGGTGCTAAGATACAAGGCACAGCAGAACTGCAACTGCATGGTTCAAAGACTATGATAGAGGGAGTTGATAGCATACACATGCACTCCTGCAACGAGATTATGATAACCAGCTTTGGTGACATCTTCATCAAGGGTTTCCGTTATCTCATAGCTCAGGCCAAGTGCTTCCGCTGGAACTCAGGCACTGCCAAAGAAGCAGAACAAGTGCCACCTGAGGAGCCATCAACGGTCAGCGGCTATGACACCACGGTGAAACGTGCTCCTAGCCATGAGCCCTATGACAGGCAGAGTGCTGCACCACCTATGAGCCCTGAGCAGGTAGCTGCTGAGAATGCCGCCATACAATCAAACAATGCAGCAGAGCGTGCCAGCAATTTCCTCGGCGGCGGCGGACCTAATCCTACGTCAACCAGCAGAGCAGGTCCACCCAGCGAATATGAAGCGGCAGCACCTCCGGCTACCAGCACCGATGGTAGGAGATGACGCATGGCAGGTGGTGTAAATTTCAGCAAAGACAGCGCCCTACGCTATGTTCCTGCTACCAACAAATCTAATACTTCTGCTGGTGTGCCTGCCTATAGCGTGGGCGGTGGCGCAATCGTAGCACCAGCCGCTAAGACGGCAGCAGCTAGAGCAGAAGCGCTGAGACAAAATCTCAATGTTTCTAGCTACGTTGGCGGTAGTGGACCAGCGCCCAGCCTTGGCAGCGGGCGAGGCTCAATAATTGAAGAACCCGGACAACGCGCCGCAGCATTAGCAGCTGGACAAAATCTATTCCAAGGTGGCCCGCTGGCAGGCAGCATCGTTGACGGTGGGTTTGGTAGACTACCCGGCGGCAAGTTACCTGATGCTAGCCAAGCATTGGAACAACTGGGTCCAGCTGATGCTATGAGCAGCATACCAGCAGGACCGGGCGGTGGAAACATAGCCGGCTTCGCCAAAGGAGACAACTGCGGAAGACCTGCGGGAGATGGATCTGGTGCGCAATCGGGCATAGGTGAAGGAGCCACACCAGGTCAGAAAGAATTTGTGCCACCTGAGAGCCTCAAGAATGATCCTGAGTTCCAAGCCAAGCTGACAGAGATGAAGGCCAAGTATCCAGGATTGACCGACCAGCAGATCTATAACGTCATAGGTGGAGAATCAGGATTCAACTTCAAGGCAGTGAATAGCCAATCTGGTGCCACTGGAGCATTCCAGTTCATACCCAGCACTGCTTCAAGCCTGGGTTATAGCACAGCACAGATACAGGCTATGTCACCTGCCCAACAATTGGGCGTTTATGATCAATATCTCAGCAGCAATGGCTACAAGGGAGGTGCCCTTGGCATCATGCAAGCGGCTCCTGCCTATGCCGGCAAGCCTGGCAATTTTGAAGTATATGCACAGGGCACCAAGGCCTGGGCACAGAATCCAGGATGGCGAGGATCTGATGGTAGGATAACTGTTGACAGTATCAACCGCTACTATGGCTACTAATAAATAGGTTACCATGGCAATATACAAAGGATTCAGCACCAAGAACGTGGGCATCAATCACACCGTGAGGTTGACTGATTCTGATCTTATCAAACAGGATCTCATCAATCACTTCAACATCCGCAGGGGTGAGAAGCTGATGAATCCCGAGTTTGGCACTATCATATGGGACAGCCTGTTTGAACCATTCACTGAACAGCTAAAGAATCAGATCATCGATGACGTGACCAAGATTGCTAAATCTGATCCTCGGTTAATAGTTGAAAGCATCATGGTTGATAGCTATGACAATGGATTGATCTTGGAACTGAGACTGGTGTATTCACGCACCAACGAAGTAGAGAATCTTCGCTTTGTCTTTGATAGGACTGCCAGCGCTGTCCGTTAAAAATACCACTTTTGTGCCATAATAAATACGTGGAGAGGCAGGACACATGGCCGTAACCACACGACAGAGCAACTTATTCGCCGCTGAAGATTGGAAGAAGATCTACACTACTTTTAGATCAGCTGACTTCCAGAGCTATGATTTCGAGACGCTGCGCAAAAGCATGGTAGACTATCTCAGGACTTACTATCCTGAGGACTTCAACGACTACATCGAATCATCGGAATTTGTGGCGCTGCTGGATCTCATGGCGTTCATGGGACAGAGCCTAGCGTTTCGCACTGATCTCAACACACGCGAAAACTTCCTCGAAACTGCTGAACGCAGAGATTCAGTCTACAGGCTAGCTAAGCTGTTAGGTTACAGCCCTAGCAGGAACAAGTCTGCTAGTGGTTTGCTCAAGATATTAAGCATACAGACATCAGAGACCGTGCGTGACAGCAGCGGTCGCAATCTCGCCAACACTACCATACAGTGGGACGATCCTACCAATCTCGATTGGGCTGAGCAGTTCACGGCTGTGATGAACGCTGCGCTGCAACCTGGACAACGGGTTGGCAAGCCAGCTTCATCAGTGACTATCGGTAATCTCAAGCATGATCTTTATCAGATGAGGCTTAGGGAAAACATCGTTCCTGTGTTCCCGTTCACAGCTACTGTGAATGGCGCCGGCTTACCGTTCGAAGTCTATAATGCCACGCTCGACGAGACCACAGGGGTAGTGGAAAAGAGTCCAGAACCACTGGATGAGCTGGGCTTCATCTATCGCAACGACGGTCGTGGCAACGGATCAGTGAACACTGGATTCTTCATGGCATTCAAGCAGGGCACATTGACCAATCTCGACTTTGACATCACTGAGAGCTTGGCCAATAGGCTAGTCGGCATCAACCTAAATAATATCAACGAGGACGATGTCTGGCTGTTCAAGACCAACGATGCAGGTGTGTATGAGCAGGAATGGACCAAAGTAGATAATCTGCGCAGCAGCAATGTGATCTACAATGATATCGCCAGCGCACAGCGCAGCCTCTATACCGTCAGTTCCAGGGCAAACGATCAGATCGATCTCGTGTTCGGCGACGGTGTGTTCTCTGAGATTCCCACAGGCACGTATCGTTCGGTGGTGCGAGTGAGCAGCGGCAACACCTACAGCATCACCCCACAGGAGATGCGCAGCATACCTATCACCATAGCCTATGTGTCGCGCTCGGGCAAGATTGAAAGCATCACGCTGAGGGTAAGCCTCCAATACACGGTCAGCAATGCCACTGCTAGGGAGAGCCTCGCCGACATCAAGGCCAGGGCACCACAGTTCAATTACACGCAGGATCGCATGATCAATGGCGAGGATTACAACACCTTACCGTTCACCAAGTTCAATGACATCGCCAAGGTCAAGAGCGTGAACAGGACAGCATCGGGCCTGAGCCGTTATCTAGATATCACAGATCCTACCAGCAAATACAGCAGCACCAATTACTTCGGTGATGACGGATATGTCTACAAGGAAACCAACACTGCTATAACCAGCTTCACATGGAACACCCTCAGTGACATCCAGAGATATGTGAGAGGCACGCTGTCTGCGAACATCAAAAGCAAGGAAAGCCTGCATCTATATTATGACAGCTTCAGCAAGAAAACGCTCAGCAATATAGTATGGTATAGGTCAACCGCAGAAACCGGCGCTAGCACGGGTTATTTTGGAACCAAGGTCATCGAAGGCAGCACCACGACTTATCCTGCCCAGAAGATAGGCACGTCCGGATCAGGCAACATGAGTTTCTTGTTACCCAACAGCTTGATCAAATTCACAGCACCTGCTGGCAAGTATTTTGACATTGACAGGTCACTCAAGACTGGTTCTCCATCCACAGCTGGGCAGACCACTACCATATGGGCGACTCTGGTGTCTGTGGTGGGCGCCGGCGATGCAGACGGACAAGGCACATTGCCATCTGGGCTAGGACCAGTGGTGCTCAACGAAAACATCCCCACTGACGCACAGGCCGAATCACTATATGTGCCTTACAACACCTACATCAGCAGCACAGTAGAGCAGGCCATACTAACACAGATGCAGAACAATTCGGATTTTGGTCTGAGATATGACATCAACACGCAAGCGTGGGCATTGATAACCTCTAGCAATCTCAACAGGTCGTTGGCATCGCCCATCGGCATAGGTAATTCAGGTGACACCTCAGGAACCAACTTAGATAACAGCTGGTTCTTCGCGTTCATAAACAACGGCAACAACTATCAGATCCACACAAGAACACTGAATTATTATTTTGGATCAAAGCTGGGGACCAGGTTCTACATAGATCCAGATCTGAGAATATTCGACTCTAGGGTCGGACAAGTGGTCAAGGACGGCATCAAGGTCATAAAGAGCAACACTCTACCAGACAGCACAGAAAGGCTACGCAATGACATCACATGGGAGATCTATGCTCCGGTGATCTATGCAGATGGTTTCAAGGAAGATACGCTGGCCAAAGTGACCTTCGCTGATTCAGACGATGATGGCATTCCTGATGATCCTGATATCTTCGATACATTGGTAGCAGAGGATACCGCAGCACTCACCAAGAAAGTCTATTTCAAGAAATTCCTCGACTATGATAACCTAGAGAGGTATTCATGGTTTGATTCAGCGAATGTCAGCACAGCCTATGCCAATCTCAGCGAAATACAAGTTTCTGGACTCAACGCCAACCCAGTGGGCACAGTGTTCTATGCAACGGGCACTGGATTATTCTATGTCAACACTCTCATAGAAGGTGTGCGAACTGCGGTGCTCAGCAGCGATTACAAGTTGGCCACAGGTAGATCAAATCTGCTGTTCCAATACAAGCACAATGCACCTAGCGATCGCAGGATTGATCCAAGTCCTACCAACATCGTGGACATGTATGTGCTGACCAGCGCCTACAACACCACCTACAGGCAATGGCTTACAGATACCACAGG